GGAACTTACCGTACTTTTTCCTCAGTGACCGAGAGAGCCCTTCGGGGCTTTCTGGCTGATCTAGCATCAGCGCGCAAAGTGCCCCCGAGAGGGGGCTCCAGACCCGAGGTTGATAGGTAGCGTAAGCACCGTCAGCGGAAAATGCCATTGGAGGAGTCAGACCTCATAAATAAACTGTTTACTTGGCATCTAGTAGCTGGTTCGTACGGCTCTGTCCTTTTCAACCCCTGGAGCACCATCATGGAGGCATGCTGTGGGTTACGTCAAATTAATCGGTAGACCTTGACTTAGATTATCCACGCAATCTAAGCAATAATCGTAAGTGGAAACATCCCCACACTGACACCCCGCGGTGTGGGTCTTCATTAGAGGGGAACTCCGCTCTGGACCCATATGCCGAATCAGGATATCATGTATATTTGGGACCAGTAGTATACCGAACGGCTGAACCATGCCTGCTGAGGACGTCTGTTCTTTGACTACCCAGTTTTGAGCTACTGAAGCAACTAGGACCCTTCTTTGGTGAGGGGTGAGCGGTAAACTCCTCGGGAGGACTGGTGTTCCAAGCTCCCGGGCGAAGCTACTCTCATGGAGTCATTTCTCAGCAGACACTTGAGGTGTTCGCTGAAGGTGATAAAATGAGCCGCCCCTTCCACACAATGACCAGCTTCGAATGTCATTAAACTTAACGCCGCTGTTAAATATTCTCGCTGGTGAAGCCGGTCTCAGTGAGTCGCAATAAATCCGGAGGAGGACACTACTAGGCGGCTTTCCGCTCATGATCTTCATTGTTAATTTCATGGGTTAACTCTGGCAACAACCCAGAGATCGGGAGTCGTGGCTGGAACGGGTGGTGATGTCAGCAATGCTCACCGTATATGTCCGTGCAAGGGGTAGGTGTAATTCAACATGCATCTACTCCGAGTGTAACGACTGCGAAGTCTTTACCTAGTCAGTGTGAACAGTCTGCGCCCTGCCGAACTCTTAGTTGAGGCTCGGTCCTAAGGACGTGTATTAGGCGCCCCCCAACTCAGCAAATAACACAGACAACTGCCTTGAGATTCTCCATCTCCAAAACAAAGTCAACAGTTAGCCGGACTATACTTGACTCCCTGCACGAGATGTTCACCACCACCACCATCATTGCCCTTTTGGGCCTGCTCCTTCAGGGAGCCCACTTCGCCGCCCAGCAGGGTGTTATTGCTGCTGGAATTTTCTTTTGTTATTGTGCTCTGCCAGCAGAATCCCGGGCCGCGGATAATGCTGTTAAAATTAGCGGTCTACTCTTCGTGGCAGTGCAGTGCCTAATCTGCACACTTATGGGTTTGTTCAGCACCCTCAAGCTGGGCATATCATATTGGGTTTCTAACCCATTCTTTTCCCCAGCTTGCAAGGCTGGGGATATCTTCAAAATGAGCATATTGTCTCATTCTCTTTTGGTGTTTGTGCGGCTTAGTGAAATTCGCTACCAAATACCATACTCTGGCATTTTCTATTCCGGGCATATCCCAACTGGTACCTGCTTATTCGAAACAATGAGCAAACATTTCGGCCGGGAAGTCGCTCTGTCATACGGAATCCTGCCCTCACATTCACGGCTTACTGTTGGCGCGTGTCGTCAACTACGCTCATATGGTATAACTTCATTGTCTATGTATGCCCGCTTTTCACTTTTGAAAAGTGCCGGACATGTGGCTATGGCGCCTTTCCCTGGTTGCAAACTGCGCTGTCTCTCCCTCGCCTCTTTATCCCTGCTGGATTGGTACTCTGAAGAAATTCTTGAGACCGTTAAAATCAATAGCACATCTATTGAGGCCTTAGGCGGACTTAAGGAGGTTATCACCAGCCTTCCTAACGGACGTGAAAGTGAGTATCTTACCACACCCTGGAACTGGAACCTTTGGGATACTGAGATGTTAAGAGAAAATCCTAATTGGACTTTGACGTCTAACGACTTTGATATCTCTTCACAGCGCACTTCACGTTTCTATCGCTATTTTCCAGAGGAAACAAGTCCAACTGGCCACCCTGAGCCCTTTGATGAGAAACTTAACTCACTCTTCGCCTTCAGGGCGACCGAGGCGGCCCCTCTTGCCAATACCATCATCCCCACCCGTTATACAAGAGGGTTCCGGAGGACCGTTGTTGACCGTTCCTTCTCTCCAGATTGCTCTGATCTGGCACCACTTGCAGCTGGGCAAGTCGGGCGTAAAGCCTTCGACGACGCCGCAGCTGTGCTTGGCCTTTCCCGTTTTATGTTCACTCGCGGTAACAAAGTCATCCCAGACTGGCAACCCGGCGAATATCCACGTGGTCTTGCCATTAACACGCTCTTCCAAGCTGCTTCGACTTTCGAATACCGAGAGTTAGCTTTCAGATTATGGTCCAACTATTTTGTTGCGATCCAGGCCGCCTCTATTACAGGGGCTGACGGCCTCCAGGGTTACACGCCTACTGTCGTTGATACTAACGCACAGTGCGTGATTACCCACATGAACGCCCGTCTTATCCCCGCACAAGCTGGTCCACCAGCTGTTCCCGCGGCCAATCCTGAAGCTGACCTCTGGTTATCTCAAAACATCGAAGCACTCAACGATGGACGTATGCAGCTTATTGACGCGGCAGGAATGTCGCGTGAAGAGGTCGCAGTTTTGATTGGTGCCTTCGGTCCTCTTGCAATCGACAATCTACCACGGTTGCGGTACGGAGTAAATCCAAACCGCCGAACTTACTGGTTTGGTAACGGTCGGAACACCTTTGCTAACCGATGTGAACGTATTTTTGTCCATTGGGGGAATGGAGATGTTCCCAATCAGAACGACGCTGCCTGGATCCAGGCTCATGCCAATGATTTTCCTTCTGCTGATCTTCTTGCCTCTGTCATCCGCCTTTTCATTATGAAGAGTGGGGCCACCGAAGATTTTGAAACTGGCTTCGAACTCGCCCTTCACCGCGGAGTTGTTTATCGTACGGCCACACTTCCTGGTTCAAACCGCGGCAATGCTGTCTGGCATACCCTCATACACGCCGACGGTAACCACGAATTGCATATGCCACGCAATTACTCACGCGCAGCCTATTTTTATCCCTTTATGGTACCAGGTAATCTAGGTGCCAATACCTTCCCTGCCTTGCATCCTGAGGGGCAGCGACAACTAATCCAAGCCCAGACCCTCGTCTCACACAGCCGCGCTGTTGCCATGACGTGGGCTGCCAAGTCATGCACCTTGCTCGGGCAACATTGGACTTCCTTCTATCAGGCTCGACCCAACGGCTGGATTAGGGCCCGTCTTGACGCATGGGCACGTGCCTACTATAACGACCAGCGGTATACTCCCTGGACCAAACTTCATGCCAATGCTTGCGCCACTGCCTACAAATTTGCTCCCTCTAAGCGGATGATCGCCCATGAGGGCAACCAGCTGCAATCCCTTTGGAATGACTGGCAAGCCCCGACTCTCGTCAACCATTACCTCGAGTTATGGAAAATGGACTGCATGCCCACATTCATGGTACTACCCTACTATGATCCACAAGCACACACATCTACGATGCGCTGGGATCGTAGCCTTGGTGCTGCTGTTCCGGGTCTACGCTCCTTCAACGAGAATAGGCAACTGAAAGTGGCAAGAGAATTCTCCCCAATTCCCGGACGTAACTACTTCGGTGACGGTGGTGCCGAACGAAACGGACAGTTCATTGCTGCCCAAGGCGGTGGGGGTGTCAACGTGGGCGCATGGCGTTACGAAAATGCTAACAATGATTTTGAGATTTTTAACCCTTGCTGGTCCAACGTCGAGTACCAGTTTCAGATGGGTGGACCCTGGAATCGTGTTGGCACCGATTTTATGTCCGCCCCTGGCACTAACTTCGCTGATTTTATACTTCCTGGCTCTCTTCGCTCCTTCCGGGAAGTTGGCAACCATGTGACCCAGTGGGGCTTCATGCAAAGCGCTGATCCAATGCAGGTTGCAGGTGCTGTCACAATCGAAAGGGTTCACCGCGCTGCCTGTGGGCAGCCACACCAATCACTCATGGTGAATTACCGCTCTCCATATGCTATTCATGAAGCTATCAAGGAACCGGTGAACTACTCTATGGCTCTGCTCCAGGCTGGCCGCGACTTCGCTGGCATGACTCTCCAGATCGGAGATATGCCTGTAGTCCCGTCTTCAGATCGCATGCAGCCGTTCCGTCCTGATCAGCGTCAATTCTCCATGCCTACCGAGAGCTTTGGGATGGGGAAAACATCAGAACCTGTCCGTACAACTGCCTATCGTGCTGAGCCCAATGTCCCTATGGGATCACAACCTGGGCAAATCAAGTTTACCTCTAAATACCCAATCTGGAAATCACAATTGCCTGTAATTCCAAGCATACAAGTCGAAGTTTCTGCTGGTGAAGTGACTCCTCTCACTCAGCCGGAGAAATTACCCACTATGCATAAGGAATACAAGAACACTCGCCTTCCTGCTGGCCTAAATGAGGGAGCTTTCTCTGAAGACGTTCAGTCGCAATCAGGCAGTGAAGAAGATGATTCGGACTCTACGCTCGATTATGAAGACGTCATCGGCTCACCCTCTGCCCAGGCGGACACCAGCAACCGTCTCTTCATTCCTCAAGACCATATCGATAACATCCTTGCCAAGGCTGATAATCTAGGTTATTCAGACACCGCAGCTCTGAAGCGCCTCAGGGCTGCAGCTGTTGCACAGATAGATCTCGACGTGGCGGAATTGAATGCTACCGCGGTGGCTCGGGCTAACGCTGCTCGGGTTGCTGGTGCTGGTACACGTTCCTCACAATTCTCAAACGGACGTAAGGGCGACCGGACAGAAACATTCGATCATATCTTAACTAGGCGCAGTGAGAAACCACGACGCAACACTGACAAGCTTACACTTGCTAGCGGATGGCCTGCCTTCCCTCCTCGAAAGAGTCTGAAGGGTAAGGAGAAGCTCCCTGCTACTGAAACTCACACCGTCCCATTCGCTTCCGGTGCGAACGGGGTGACAAATCCCCCTCCTCTCACTCCAGTTACCGTCAATGATGATGCTTCTGGTAAGACTCAGCGCCGTGCCCTTGACACAGGAACACTGCTTGGTGGTGAGCGCAAACGGTCTGTCCACTTTCAGGAAGACCAAGGCAAACCGGTAACTTTACCAGGTAACGACGGCGATACGGCGACCGGTGCATATGGGGACGCTGATGCCTTCAACGCCACACCACCTGACATAAGTGGCAGCAGCCCTCCCGCCGATGCTAAGTCGGCAAAAAAACTAATTTGGAACGCCGCTAATTCCGCTACCGCCAGCGAACGTTTCAACCACCTGAAAGATACATATGAGAAGATGTTCATTCAGGCACCTATGCTGATCCCACCCTTGTGGTCTGCAATCCGCGCGGTTAGCGTCAATCGTTATAAAATGAGCCCTAAAGGTTTTCAAAACAGACAACGCCTGGACAATTCGGACGTCACTGTTTTTTACGACTTCGAGGCACTTTTCGTACTGTTCGACCTATCACACGAACCTACATCACCTGAGGCAGCGTACGTGGCTTATATCATCGTGCACCCTACGCCCCGTGGCATATTCGCCACCATACCCAGCCTGGGTCTTATAAACTTCGCTTCCAACTACAGCTTTAAAATGAGCTATTCTAACCACACTTACAACGCTCTCTCTGCGCCAAATATACCTATTATTGGCGGGAAGTTCGCAGTTTATTTGAATAACCATCTCGACATTAATTGCTGTGCGACCAGGTTCGCCCAGCTAGTGGGTTACACCAGCCATTTCTCTGAACATAAGGAAGATCCTTACAAGGTGGGCTTGTTGCCGCGTGATATGGCCCAAGTCCTCCACAGTTCATGGCGCCCAGGTTACTATATCTTGGAAGTTAGAGCGAACTTCGACCATAGCGCTGGACTACAGCAAGTTATAGCCGCTATACGCAACCGCTCACGCACCCTTGGATCTGATATTCTTTTAGACAAGCGATGTATCTTAGTCGCGGTATGGTTTAATGATCATATCGCATACGTGACAAATCGAGAACATTTCAAACCAGTGCCAGATCTCGAAACTAAACAAGGGGATTTAAAAGGCATATTCACGAAATTGGCCACTAAGTACCCGAACAATACAGGGCGTGCCGGCGGGAGAGTCTTCCTTCATACAGATGACCTACTTGCTTTGGCCTACCAGAATCGCAAGGTGGCTTACCTTGCTAAGTTACTCGCACAGGCAAATAATGACTGGGAGCAGGTGGCCGTTATAGCGCTACTCCTCCTACCTTTTTGCAACCTATCCGGTGACGACCTCTTCTGGTTTTTTGTTCATAATAAGCATTTATTCAATCTGAAATTTACCGACTGGGTTAAAGCGTGCAAGGACATCCACTCATGCGTGAGAGTCTACCAAGAGGCTCCCGGCCTCATGAAGAAATACGTTCCAACTGCCAGTGGACGCGCATGGGCCGCCAACATATATGGGATAGACATCATAGGCGGACGTAGCGAAAAGATGGCATTTGACACTGGGGGTGAATTTCTCATGCGGGCGGTTGATCCGGCGGTTAGAGGTGTCGTTGACATAGATGCAGCTGGACAGGTGACATTCTCGACTTCCACGTTTGAACATTATCTCGATAAGATAGTGGGTAACGTCGTGGAAAATATCATTAACAAGGACACTAAGCTCGAGACTCTAGAACATTGGTATGCCCGCAGGATGTTCTTTACACCAAGTGGCGGCGCACCAGGAGCTACCGTCACATGGGATAACGGCTCTGAGAAACCAGAGAGCTATAGGCTGAATAAGCGCGGTGCTGTTCTCGCAATACCCTTCTCCACTCTACGTGCTACATACGATGAGATGTCCGAGATCGCAGTCCAGTGGTCTGTCGAGGCACTAAAGTTTGAGAGTGCTAAGATGCGGGGGATATTAAACACAGGAATGTTTCCATTCTTCGCTCAAGCTTACTTACTTGGCTTATTCGACTCGAACGTGCGTCATGATACCTGGCACAGCACTGCTCACGGTAACACTGCACGTATCGCCAACGCGTTACGTAGATTGGCTGATTTGCAGGACCATTCCCTCATGTGGGATTACTCTGATTTTAACATCAACCACATAATAATCTTGATGATCCTGCTATACCTGCACGTCGCGCGCGTTCTATGCGAGAGGGGTCGTCGGCTAACTGAAAGTCACACTTATCAAACGGCCTACAATGACTTATTCAAGGTGCTCAGGTATATAGTTAATGCTCGCAACAACACATATTTACTCGATAATGAGACTGGATACTTAGTACATTCAGTCCGTAGTCTGCAGTCGGGTGAGCGGGGCACATCGTTTACTAATTCTATGTGCAATGAGGTCGACACGCAGATTGTCAAAGAAACCAGCTCTAGAATCTTAGGTTTTGACGTCCTGCCCAAACATGCTGATAAGCTCGGCGATGACGAATTTCATTCGAATAGGGATATGATCAATAACATACTTGCATGCGCCCTATATAACCTAACCGGCGCTGCAGGGCAAATTTATAAGATCACGAGTGAGTACAGGGGCGAGCGTGGGTCATTCGGTGAATACTTACGGCAGCATTATGACGGCTCGGACAACAGTATTGGAGGGTACGCTATAAGAGCCCTAATGGGACTGATTCACGGAGAATTCTTTTCGGAAGCTTTACCCATGCCGTTTGAGAAGGTCGCAACAATACTTGAACAAGTAGCGAAGTTGGCTAGACGTGGGTACTCTCTACCGCAAGTGGTTACTGAAAAACTGATTTCACGCAACGCACAGCTGGTCTACACCGAGAACGGCATCAAGCGCAGAGTAACAGGCAGCAGTAGGCTTGCCACGCTCCCGGCTATCTTTGGCGGAGTAGGTGTCACGGAAACAAAAGATCTTGCGATGTCAACACTCCCCCTGGGACTCGTGCGGCCCCTATCATTACAGAAAGTGGCCATATGTATTCCGAGCGGTGAAGGTAAGTCCACACTAGCACGAACCTACCCTGCCTTATTCTGTGATCATGACTCAGTAACGGCAGCAGACGTCTTCGATGGTTTACGTAACTACGCGAGTGTAACAGGAGATTGGGCGGCCCTAAATAGGTATTTGAAAGCGGAAAGCCTACGCATTCAGCCAGCACTCAAAGGTAGGATACTGCTAAGTTGGAGTAAAGACACCGTCGACCCGAGCTACCGCACCTTCGGCATCATGCTGAAGCGTGGCACGGGCATACGTGCTAACAAATCTAATAGAGCTACACTAGAGAGGGATTTTGGTAAGCGACTTTTGCAAGTTGCGAACCATGGCTTGATGACTGAATACGCCTTGAGTTTAGCTTATAAATTCCAAAATAGCGACAGCGTTGTCGTTACCATGTTCGAATCTCCAACACCTCGACCGAATTACTCCGCACCACGGTTTGATGCAAGAAGGACGCTTAAATTGGCAAAAACTAACGTAGCTGACTTCGGGACTTTAACGAGTCGAGGTGTCACAATACCAGATAGCGTATATAACGAGTTGGCGGTCAGTGCCCTTACTGGTGCCTTTCCTAAACAAGCCCTCAACCAATCACTAGCCGACTACGCAAGGAAGGTTGACTTGTGGCAGAAGGCCGGTCATTTTACTGAAGTTGTAATCTCTCCAGTGCACTTGATTGGTAATACAACGATAATGGCTCACGTTTCGCGCGTCATCCACTTCAATTTAGCACTGACAGATAACGAACATAAAATTACTGCCCAGCACAAGTTCAGGACGAACCGGGACGGTTTTCCGGCAGTGACAGAAGTTTCACATCTTTACGGAGTGTTCTCATCCCTCCTAGCTACTTTCAACCTGTCGACTGCTGCTGCTTTCACTGCATTGAGGGATGCTACGCCAACTCTAAAGTATCCCGGAAGTCTAGGACGTACTTACAACCTACTGGTGACGGAAAGTAGGTCACGCTCTTACGTCCCATCAAACCCGACTCAGGAACGTACAAAGATAGCAAGGATAGTTAATTTTATTGATAGCGCTTGCATAGGCGAAGCAGGGAAACTAGTGACGGCATACTCAGCAATTAACGCGTACCTGGACGGGAAAAGCGATCTTATTCCACCCTACAACCCAGGCTTCGCTAGTGAATACATGAGTTTCCAACGCAGTGTCACACACATGATTTTAGAGTCGGAAACATTCACGTTTAACCGCTGGTGTCATCTCGACTCAGCAATCAGAGCCGTCACATTCAGATGGTTAGAAATGAAAGTGCAACATTATTTGCACACAGAACTCAACAGACGTTTTAGAAGTATCTCGTTTAAAGACTAAAT